TGCGGAGTTTTTAGGTGAAGATCCGGCAGTTTATTTTGCCGCTGATATGGTGGCAGGTCAAGATGTTCTACCTGCCGAAACAGTTTATGAGCCACACATTATGATTGATCCTGTGTCAGGCAAAGAGTTTATTGCTCGCACTGAACAAGAACACCTTGAGTATGCGGCACTAGGCTACTATCACAAAGATGAATCATAAGTGTGGAGAAAATAAAATACAAAGACATCCCTGCTGTTAGAAATTATCTAATAGAACAACAAGGCTATCGATGTGGGTTATGTGATGACATCATTGAACCAGGTAAGGCTGTATTAGACCACGATCATAGATCAGGAATAATAAGAAGAGTTCTACACAGAGGCTGTAATTCAATGCTAGGCAAGATAGAAAACAATATGGCTCGCAGTGAAATAGATTTATTTCGCTTGATGAAGATATCAAGCACAGTGGCAGACTACATTTCTAATACTGCTACCAATTGGATACATCCAACATTTAAAACCAAAGAGGAGAGAGCGATGATNATAAAGAAAAAAGCAATGGGCAGAGGCCGTGGAAAAGGCAAGAAGCCACCAAAGCGTTAATTGGCTAGAATACTTTGAGAGCATTCAACAAGAGTGCCCTTGGAGTCTTCGTGCCTACAAACAAAACAAGATAGAAATCATAGAGTGGAGCACAATCTCTAAAATACTGTCACTGGGATCACTTGATGCCAGAATGTATATTGTAGATTATCCTGATGTCATTGTTGAAGGTATGGCACTTGAACTAGACACTAATGATCAAGAATGTGAATGGTTGTTTTCTTATCCTGGCTATGGTGACTTTGCAACACCAGTCAAGGTTCTCATACAACAGAATAGAAAGCAGTTAAACGATTTAAGAAACCGTTTATCAGTGTGATATTCAATCATTCATATAAATAACTTATTAACACTCCAAGGAGGCGATGCACAATGTCAGATAATACATTGGGAAACGATATGGCAACTGATGCCGCAAGCACCACAGACGCTGAAAATCAGGCACAAGCGACGAAGTCTTACTCACAGAAAGAAGTAGACGATATGATGGCAAGGATGAAATCATCTTTGAAATCTAAATTGTTGAAACCCTATGAGGAACTGGGTGACCCAGATGAACTACGCCAATTGAAAGCCGATGCTGAAAGCAAGCGTCAAGCCGAACAAATGAAGCGTGGTGAATTTGAAAAGACCCTACAAGAATTAGCCGCTAAAAAGGATGCAGAAATCTCTAAAAGAGATGCTGTCATAAAAGAGTATAAGATCAACACACCTATACTGAGTTCAGCCGCCAAATACAATGCGGTGAATGCTGAGCAGGTCAAGGCCTTGTTGAATAACAATATTCGATTGAGTGACAGTGGAGATGTAGAAGTAGTAGACGGCAAGGGTTCCGTGCGTTATAATGACCGAGGTGAAGCCATATCCGTGGATGATTTAGTCAAAGAATTCTTAGACACAAATCCGCATTTTAAGATTGCCAATCCTGCTACCACACAATCCAGAAGCAACATCACTACGAAGGCCTTACCCAAGATGGACCTGACAAAATTAGATATGTCAAATCCTGAACATCGTGCCGCGTATAAAGATCATCGTAAGTCTATTGGCCTACGATAATATAACATAAATTAAGGAGCCTATTATGGCAAATGAAACCACAATGACAAGTCTGAACGACTTGCTACCCAGCATCGTCGCAGAAGCCCTTTTCATCGCATCAGAAAGAAGTATTATGCGTGGATTGGTTCGTAACTTTACACTACCCCTAGGCAGTGGCAAGACAGTTACTGTTCCTATCTATCCCACAGTATCAGCAGCCAGCGTAAACGAAGGCACTGATCTAACCAACACCAGCGTGACCACAGACGGTGCTACCCTAACAGTTAGCGAAGTCGGTATTATGGCCACAGTGACTGATATGGCACGCAATGCCAGTGCCAGCAATGTAATTGCTGACATCGGTCGTTTGTTTGGTGAAGCCATTGCAAGAAAGATGGACCAAGACCTAACATTATTGTTCAACTCATTCTCAAATGCAGAAGGTGACTACACCGGCACCATCACCGCAGAAGCAATTTTCAAGAGCGTGGCAAAACTACGCGGCTTGGGTCTTGACCCTGCAGGTATCCAGTGTGTGCTACACCCAGAAATTGCCTTTGACTTGAAGAAAGCATTGACCACAGGTGGTTCAGTGGCATTCACAGGCGGTGGCGGCACAAGCGAAGCAGCCAACGAAGCAATGCGTATGGGCTATGTTGGTATGTTAGCAGGTATCCCAATCTTTGAAACAGGCAACATCAACTATGTTACCAATGCCGGTGACTTCCCGGGTGCAGTTTATCACCGTGATGCAATTGGCTTGGCAATGATGCAAGACATCAAGATTGAAACACAGCGTGACGCAAGTCTCCGTGGTGATGAGTTAGTGGCAACTGCCGTGTATGGCGTAGGTGAATTAATTGATTCCTATGGCCGTGCATTGAAGTATGACTCTAGCATCTAATTAGGAGAATAGAATGGCTTTCATAACTGAATCAGGAACTGTCACAAGTTTCGCAGAGTTTCAAGATGTGGTGAATAAAGATCAACGCCTCTTTGAAGCCAATGAAGGCCTTTCCGACGACATTGTGGAACAGCAGTTGATTAGAGCAACAGAGCGTATCCTTTCAAAGATACGCTCTAGTGCTTGGTGGAGAACTTATTACATTAATCGTGATTTGTCCACCGTCTATACAACAGTGGCAGACATTCCCGCAGTAGACCCTAGCAGAATTAAGGCAAGACTTAATGACTTTACGGATCTCTGTGTGTTTACTGCACTAAGTGAGTTCATACTTCCGTCAATTGCAGACTTCGGCAACGAAGACAATGCTGAAAGACAGAAGATGGGCTATTACACTCAAAAGGCTGAAACACTACTTGGTGAGTTGATCACTAATGGTGATTGGTATGACTTTGACAACTCGGGAACCATAAGTTCCGCTGAGAAGTCTCCAGGTCAATACACNCTTAAGAGAGTGAGATAATGCGACAAGAAGTTCTAGATTATATCACTGGGTTAGCACTAGGAGGCTATCTTCTATCACAAGAAGTGCCTTGGAGTGACAACACCATACCGCTTTACATAAAAAACTTGAAAAAGATTTATGTAGACAATGTAGAATATATTTCAGAACCCTTGATTGCAACCTTAGGCACACTGACTATCAATCAACAAACACAAAGCACTCGGATCTATTTTGCCAACGATGCAAAAACAGTTCCTTCTAACTATGATGCCCTAGTAGTCGAACTCATAGCCGCTAAAAATATTGACATCGCTGATGGTACTAACCGTCGTGAAGCCAATGTCGCAGTGAGTTATGAGAACGATGTTATGGTAACAGAGATAGAAATACGATTTACTAAATTATCATCATAAACATAAGGAGATTGCCAAATGGCATATATTAACCCAGCACCGGGCACTGCAAATCAAGTGACCCTGAGCCTTGAAGTAGCGTCAAATGAAAATGACATTACACAGGCCAGCGGTCTATCGATACCAGCCCTACAAGATATGACTATCAATGCAGCCAACGATGTCTTTACTTGGAGCCAATTAGATTCAACTGCCAAGAAGCAGGTTGCTACTACCTCTACTAACAGTATTTCAATGAATGTGGTCGTAGACCAAGCAACATTCTTTGGCACTGTATTAGCGGCAGCAGTAACAGGCACTATGGCAGAACAAGGTCTATTTGGTTGCAGTCGCAACAAGACATTGATTAACTTCATAATCAGAGTTGAAAACTCAACTGTTGACACATTCATCAAAGGCACAGGATACATCACTGGCCTTGCACCGACTGTGACAGCGGATGCACCTGTTTGGGTATCACCAGTTACTATCACAGTGACCGGCGAATACACAGTAGCGGCAACTTAAGAACTCGGGAGCGAGTCGGGGAATGGGGGCATAACAGCCCCCTTTTCTTTCACTGCCTATAAATACAAAGGAACAAAGATATATGGATCTCTTAGATAACAAGAGCGACAAAGAACTGCTAGAAAGTGTCATAGCAGAGATTGCCAAAGCCACTAATGAAATAAAGTGTGCCAAGGGTGATCTAGAAAAAGCACACAACAGAGTGAAGTTCCTATTGGTGCTTACACACAAATTGATTAACAGACAAAAGGATTAACAGATGGACATTTCAACATTAGCAAAAAAACCCAAATTAGTAGAAATAGAAATCACGGACAGTGATCTCGTAGAACGCTACGGCGAAACACTCACTTTCTGGATGATGGATGAACTAGGTATTGATTCCTATTTCAAATTCTATAGACTACAACAAGAACAAAAGACCAGCGAACTCAATGAACTGCTTCGTGATATGATTCGCAAAGCAGATGGTAGCCCCGCTTTGGGCCCCGATGAAGTGCTACCAGTTGATTTGGTATTAGGAGTGTTGGTAGGAGTAAATGATTTTTTGGGAAAGTCAAAACCCAAGAAATCGGAGAAGCAGACTGGGAATTCGCCGAAGTCATCAGCATAGGTAGAATGGCCAAAGCCTATGGACTATTGCCTAGCGAAGTCCGTAGCCGAGGCACATTGTATGATATCAAGGTCACAGAAGCGTTGGTTGCTTGGGAACATAGAATTACAGAAGAAGCCAGCACAGGAGTCAAACAACCGCCCAAGTTGTCAGTGGATCAAATGCAGGCAATGATGGAGAGAGTAAAAAATGAAAAACGCAAACAACAACATCACGATGCGGCTTAGAAATATTCAACAGAATACTGCTCCCGCTGTGTTGGCTCGTGTGGCCTATGACACATTCAAAGACTTCACGCCCGTAGACAAAGGCAATGCTCGCAACAAAACAAGACTCAAAGGCAATGACATTCACGCTGACTATCCTTATGCTGTGAGATTAGATCAAGGATACTCAAAACAGAAAGGTGGTGTTGGTATGACTGAACCCACTATCAAAGCAGTGCAGAAATATCTAGCAGACAAGGCGTAAGGAGCGACTATGGCCACTATTGAAGACTTCATTCTTAGATTTAAAACAGTTGGTGAAAGTGCCATTAAAAGCACCAGTGCCAGCATCAATAATCTAAAAGCAGATGTAGAAAGTTTTGGACAGGTTGGTGGCCCACTACAAAACACCTTGAGTGGCATTGTTGGTAAACTAGGTCCTGTGGGCATTGCGGCTGCAGCCGCTGGTGCTGCCATTTCAGCACTAGGAGGCACAGCACTTAGACTGGCCAATGAGGTTATGGACATTAGTGGTGCCACTGGTATAGCCGCTGGCACAGTGAATAGTTTTGCTGGCAGTCTTATTGCCGCAGGTGGTAAAGCAGAAGATGCCGCATTGCTGTTAGGCAAACTAAATGGCAGTATTCAAGAAGCAGCCGCTGGCAGTGAGCCGCTACAAAAAGCATTTAAGGACCTTGGCATATTTGTTACAGACGCCAATGGCAAGGTTCGATCAACAGAAGACATCCTAGTTGATGTCACAAACAAATTTCAATCAGGTGCCTTAAGTGCCAAAGAATACACTGCCATTGTTGACATCCTAGGCAAGACAGTTAGACAGTTAGAGTTAGAAAAACTTAGAGCAGTAAACGATCCTAGATACACTGATGCCGCTAAAGAACTAGACAAACTGAATGACGCAATGGCATCCGTAAGTCAACAGATCAAAACACAATTGGTAATTGCATTTGGTGAGTTTGCTAAGATTGTAAATGAAGGNGGCATCAGTGCAGGCTTGGGCAAGATCACAGAATCTCTAGGCACATTGGTAGGAGACATTCTCAACTTACCAACTGATGCCATAGCAGGCGTTCTGAATATGTTTGGTGCCAACATAAAGAATCCTGTAGGACTTGGCAGCGGTGTTCACGCATTGGTAGAGCGAGCCAAAAAAGATCGAGAGCAGTATCAGGCAGAGCAGGTAAAATTCAAAGCAGCCAGAGATGCCGCTGCCAAAGCAGAAGCAGAAACACTTGCTAGAGCCAACTCAGGCAAAAACAAACCCACTGAAGGTGGCTTTGGTGCTAGACCAGACAGTGGTGTGCAGGCCGCCAAGCAGAGTGCAGAACGCATTGCTGAACTAGAACAAGATATCAAACGCCAAGGTCAGTTAAAAAGCAATTCAGAAAGACTAGAAGCATTGTTGATATTTGCAGACAAAGAACAGGCTGTTACACTTAAATTAGGATCCGACATAGCGGCAATCAATATCAACTTGGCTGCTGACACTGCCAAAGAAAGATTGCGTATCTTTGCCAATGAGAAACTAACACAATTAGAAAAAGAAAAAGAATTTGCTGCCAAGAAGACAGAGATTACTGCCAAAGCAGCCAGTGATGAAGCCAACCTTAGACAGCGTGCCACAGAACAATCACAGCGTGAAGCAGAAAGACTGGCGGAAGAACGCAAGAAAGAAGCCGAACGCATTGCTGAAATCATCCGCACCAGCAAGGCTCGCGGAGAAGAAGAGCAGGCATTGAACAAACAAATGCAAGACCGCAATAGACTATTGAACATCACTATAGGTGACACCGACAGAGAAAGAAACAATTTAATCGCCATATCAGAGATAGAAGAAAAGCGTGAAGAGATCCTGCGTCGAATTAGACAAATCAAAGACTTACCACAAGCAGAAAGAGCCGACAGAGAAAGAGAAATAAATGAGATATTTGAAGAAAGAATTAAAATTACTGAAAGACAACAAGAACAAGATCTCAAGAATCAAGAGAACTTCAGCAAAGGGTTTGAAAAAGCATTCAAGACCTACGCTGAATCAGCCAGAAACAATTTTGAAACCGCTGGTCGTGTGTTTGGCAAGATAACACAAGGTATGGAAGACTCTATTGTGGACTTTGCCAAGACAGGCAAGTTTGAATTCCGTGGCTTCCTCAACAGCGTGTTAGAAGAATT